GTAGCAATTGCTAAAAGATTAGGTGTGCCACTTGAGGAATATGCGAAACAATTAAATATCACGGAAGGAGTATAGGCATATGGATAAAGATAAAATGAAAACTTCACGTGCGAGTCAGACTAGAGCTAAAACAGAAGCTAAAAAAGTTTGGACTCCACCCACTTCTCTTGATGCACCGCCTGCGCCAAAAGGCTTTAGACATCAATGGATAAGAGCAGAAATATTAGGACATCAAGATACGTCCAATATTGCTCGAAATCTTAGAGAGGGTTATGAATTAGTGAGAGCTGATGAATATCCTGATCAAGACTTTCCATCGATGAGCGAAGGTAGATACGCAGGAATGATCGGAGTAGGTGGCCTACTGCTGGCTAGGATACCAGAAGAGATTGCGCTTCAAATTGATGAGTACTATAAAAAGCAAACTCAAAACAAAGAAGAAGCAGTTAATAACAATCTTATGAAGGAACAGCACCCTAGTATGAGATTCTCGAAAGAGGCTGATACTCGTGTAACCTTCGGTGGTACAAAGAAAAGCTAATTTTTTAGTAATTCCTAAACCAACGAATTATATAAACCGTACTGGAGGCCCTTCGGGGCAGGTACAAAAAAGGAAACTACTATGGCAAATGCAAGTACAACTGGATTTGGTTTAAGAATGGTAATGAACGTTGGTAATACTCCAGCGACTTCAGGACAATCTGAATACAAAATCCAAACTGCACCAGGCGTAGCATCAAACAAAGGTGATCCAATGTCATTCAATGACGGTGGAGCAACTGCGGGCGACGCTGGAATGGTACAGGATGCTTCTTTTACTACTACAGATGATGGTGGATTAGGTGGAACAAGCTGGACAACAGCAAGTTCTGCTCTTCTAATAGGTGTTTTCAACGGAGCATTTTTTATTGACTCTAATGGAAAACCTACATTCTCAAATAATGTAGTAGCATCACAAGCAACGTCAACGGACTATAATACTGGTTCCAATGACATATTAGCTTTCATCAATGATAATCCTCAACAGGAATACGTTGTAAAAGCTGATGCCGCTTTGGCAGACACTCTTATCGGAGTTAACCCAATGGAAGGCTTTAATACTAACAACTACACAGCAACAGATAACAAAGATGGTCAATCGATCGCTACGTTAGATGTTGGTTCTGCGGCAACAACAGCAATGTATACTGTCGTAAGAAACGCGAATGATCCCGAAAATAAAGACCAAACAGCCGCTGGCTGTAACTTTGTCGTTATTGCGGCGAAAAATTCTGCGTTGTATAACTAATAGCTAAATAGGAGTATATAACTATGGCAATATCAAGAGCACAACTAGTTAAAGAACTAGAGCCTGGTCTAAATGCACTATTTGGACTAGAGTATAAACAATACGCTAACGAGTGGACTGAAGTATTCGATTCAGAATCATCTGACAGAGCTTTCGAAGAGGAAGTAATGTTATCTGGTTTCGCGAATGCGGCAGTTAAACCTGAAGGTCAAGGAGTAACATTTGATGATGCTCAAGAAACTTTCACGGCTCGTTACACAAATGAAACAATCGCATTAGCGTTTGCAATCACAGAAGAAGCTATCGAAGATAACTTGTATGACAGACTTGCGTCTAGATATACAAAAGCGTTAGCAAGATCTATGGCAAGCACTAAGAATATCAAAGGCGCAGCAGTTTTAAATAACGGATTTGATTCGAGTTATGCTGGTGGAGATGGTAAGGAGCTTTTTGCTACTGATCACCCTACACTATCAGGCACGTTTGCAAACGAGTTATCAACAGCGGCTGAACTTAATGAAACATCATTAGAACAAGCGTTGATCGACATCGCAGCGTTCACTGATGAAAGAGGCCTTAAAATTGCAGCACAAGGAACTAAAATGATAATTCCTTCGGCGCTTCAATTTACTGCTGAGAGATTGATGAAATCTCAAGGACAGACAGGTACTGCAGATAACGATATCAATGCAATTAAAAGTATGGGAATGCTTCCGCAAGGATACGCTGTTAACCACTACTTAACTGCAACTAAAAAATGGTTCGTTAAAACTGATGTACCAAATGGTCTTAAACATTTTGAAAGAACACCTATCGCAACTAAGATGGAAGGTGACTTTGATACAGGCAATGTAAGGTACAAAGCTAGAGAGAGATACGTTTTCGGATTCTCTGATCCTAGAGGTGCCTTTGCATCAAACGCGACGTAATCAATAAATATTTTTGTGGCGGGACATTGTTCCGCCACAATTACAAAATAAGGTGAGAGAATGAAGAAATTCCTAGTAAAAATCAACGCTTATCAATATCACGCAGAATTTGAGGTTCTGGCAGAGGATAATGTGGAATCTATTGAAAATTCAATAGTTGACAAACTAGGAGAAAAAGGTGTAAAGTGGGAATATCTTGGAGAAATGATGGATCCCAAGATAAAACGAATAACCTATGAGGAGGTTATAGATGGTACAAGACCTGTACAAACAAAAACGGTCCTTGGAGTTGAAGTGGCAGTTGGAGTATGAGCAACAAGGTAAATATACTCTCGATATGGTCAGAATTGATAACGCAATTAAAGAAGTTATCAAAGATATTAAACTCGAAGAAGCCAAAATAGCAGACAGACAAAATAACATTGAACAGTCTGCCGCACAAGTTTCAGTAGCTACTTAAACGCTACACTCTAAAAATCACAACATAATCAAAGCCCTCTTGCGCTCTAGCGAAATCTACGGTATAAAGTAAACACTATACAATTAATTAGAATACTGACGAGTATAGTCGACGGCCTAGAGACAGTATTCGGAAAACTAGGAGGATATAATTATGGCAACAACTACATTTTCGGGACCGGTAAAAGCGGGAACGATTAGAAATACAACTGGAAGTACAGTTGGAACTGATGTTAAAAACGTTGGTTTTGTAAAAATGGCTCAAACTGCAGGATGGACTCAGTCTACTACAGCAGCGGATACTGGGATAGTAATTCCAGCTAATAGCCAAATCACTGAGATCATTATTAATATTACTACAGCAACAGATGCAGCTAATATTTCTATGGGTACTACATCTACATCAACTGAATTGTTTTCTGCTTTAGCAGCAGGAACAGCGGCTAATGTATTTAAGTATGGATCTACAGGTACAATTACCGATGGTGATACTTGGGCTGATATAGGTTCAAGCGATTTACCAATTTACATTGACTTTTCTGCTGGAACAAGTGGAGTAGGATTTGTAACAGTTGAATATATTCAAAATATAAACAACGCGTAATAAATAATTAAGTGCTCCTTCGGGAGCACTTTTAATAAAAGGAATAAAATATGAGTACATATCCAGTAGATATAAAAGCTAAAAGAATAACAAGCGTCGTTGCTAACACAGAAATATTTGCAGGACCTGCAAGAATTTTAGGTTTTTCTGCAAACTGTACAGCCGGTGCAGGAACTATTGATTTAGAAGACAATGGAACTTCTTTAGCAGTTTGGGGAACACCAGATGGTTCTTCAGCACCTTTTGTGTATAATGTTACTTTACCCGGTACAGGTATTAAATGTAATACTAAACCAACAGTAAGTTTAACAACTATTGCTGACGTAACATTCTATTACGGCTAGGAGATAAATGGCGACGATCACTTACACAGTCACTGTCGCAAGTGGCACGAATGCCTTTAGCGCCAGTAATCCAAAATTTTTTATTAATGGCGAGGTAAGTCCTGTCTTGCATTTGCAAGAAGGAAATACTTATGTCTTTGATCAATCTGATTCTACTCTTACAGGTTACTTAATAGCTTTTTCAACTACTACTAATGGAACCTTTACATCAGGTGGAGTAAAATATACTACAGGCGTTACAGAAACAGGAACTCCAGGAACAGCCGGAGCGAAAACTACAATCGTAGTTGCTCCAGTTAGAACTGTTGGTGCTCCTCTTTTATTTTATTATGATGGAGGTGCCGTTGGTACTTCTGGAATGGGTAATAGTGCACAAACTATTCCACCAACTTCTGAAACTACAGATTTCAATCCACAAATAGATGATGTTATCCAAGAAGCATTTGAAAGAACAGGTGTAAAAGGAACTCAAACTGGTTATATGTTAAGATCAGCAAGACGATCTTTAAATATAATGTTTCAAGAATGGGGTAATAGAGGAGTTCATTTATGGAAAGTAAAATTAGCTAAAGTTCCTTTAGTGGAAGGTCAAGCCGAATATAGTTATGCTTCAGATTCAGAAAATTTTCCAAATGATATTAGTGAAATATTAGAAGCTTATTACAGAAACAATTCTACCACTACAGCTCCTGAAGATATTGCACTTACAAAAATAGATAGATCTACTTATTCTCAAACACCAAATAAATTAGCGAAGGGAACTCCTTCACAATATTACGTAGAAAGAAAATTAAATCCAAGTATTTTTTTATATACTACTCCGAGTTCAAGTGTTTCTAGCACAACTACACCAAGTAGTTATCAATTTTGTTTTTACTATTTAGCAAAAATTCAAGATGTCGGAGCTTACAATTATACTTCCGATGTTGTTAATAGATTCTATCCGTGTATGATGTCTGGTCTAGCTTATTATTTAAGTTTAAAATTTTCACCAGATATGAGTCAAGAATTGGAAAGAAGATATGAAAGTGAATTACTTAGAGCATTAGATGCTGATAACCAAGGTACATCTACTTTCATTTCACCACAAACATTTTATGGAGATGGAGTATAATGGGCGGATATGCATCAGGTAAAAGATCTTGGGCGATTTCTGATAGATCAGGATTAAGATTTCCTTACACAGAAATGGTTAGAGAGTGGAATGGAATGTTAGTTCATACTTCCGAGTATGAACCTAAGCAACCACAATTAGAACCAAAACCTGTTGGGTCAGATCCCCAGGCGTTATGGAATCCAAGACCTCAACCAGCGTCAGTCGCTAGTTTAATTTTATTAAATCCTAATCCGTTTACAACTGTTAAGTATGGTGGATCAACTTTTGTAAATGTATATTCAGTTGATCATCAACGATCCACGGGTGATACAGTAAGATTAAGAGGACCTGCTCAAGTAACTTCTGCGGGAAGTGGTGGAGCAGATGCAACTAATAAACAAGCTTTTAGAAATATACCTACTTTTGATAATGTAAGTGATATTGATTCAGCAGCCGGATTTACAATTATAGTAGGAAAGAAAAATTCTGATGGTAGTGTAACTACAGCCACAGGAGATTTAACTTCTCCTGAAAATTATTTTTTCTTTACAAGTACAGATACTGCTACAAGTGGAGGAATATCAGGGGGTGGAGATAATTGTTCAGCGGGTCCAGTAACACTTGAGGTAGTAAACGGATAATGGCATATACTTTAACAAATTTACGAGACGATATTAGAAACTATACAGAAGTTGGAAGTAATGTACTTTCAGATGCGGTGTTGTCTAGAATTATTCAAAACGCAGAAAATAAAATTTTAAGATCTATTGATACAGATCAAAATGTCTATTACGCAACTTCTAATTTAATTATTGGAAATAGATATGTAACTATTCCAGGGGATATGAGAGCGATCCGATATGCTCAATTAGAAGATGCGGCAGGAAATCAATATTATTTAGAGCAACGAGACACTTCTTTTATGGCTGAATACTACTCAACACCAGGGACTTCAGCTGTCGATATACCTAAATATTATGCTAATTGGGACGAAACTTACTGGGTGGTCGCCCCAACTCCAGACAAAACTTACGCAATTACGCTTTGTTATGATAAAGAACCAACGAGTATTATAACCGACACTGGTGGGACATATTTATCCAATAAATATGCTGACGTACTTTTATATGCTTCTCTAGTAAATGCATATGGGTACTTGAAAGGACCACAGGATATGTTACAATACTACACTCAAGCTTTTAACGAAGCTCTAGAATCGTATGCGATCGAGCAAATCGGTCAACGACGCAGAGACGAATATCAAGATGGTGAAGTTCGTGCTCAACTTAACGTAAAACCACCATCAAGTTATGGAAATAAATAGGAGATAAAAAAATGGCAAATATGGTACCTTATGCATTCCCGGTAGAATTGTTAAGTAAGACTCACGACTTTACTTCGGATACATTTAAATTAGCACTTTACACAGCCAGTCCTTACACAACTGCTAGTACAGTTTATGTAGCTACTACTGAAAGTTCAGGAACAGAATATTCTGCAGGTGGTAATACATTAGCTGGTAACGCAGTTTCAAATGTTGCAAACTATGCAACAGTTGATTTTACGGACAGTGTTTGGGGAAGCCCAACACCAGCAACATTTAGTGCAGCGTACGGAGCTATTTATAATTCATCAGCATCCAATAAATTGGTTGTAATCTTAGATTTCAGTGGAACAAAATCTTGTTCTAATGGGACGTTCACAGTAACTTTCCCAAGTCCGACTTCTGGATCACCTTCTGGTGCCGATGCATTATTAAGTATAAAAAGTAACTAATTCGTAAGTATAGGAGATTAAAAAATGGCTTTGGTTATAAATGATAGAGTAAAAGAAACTAGTACAACTACTGGAACGGGTAATATAACACTTGCGGGTGTTCCCAGTGGCGAAGGAACTATAACTTTTAATACTGGTATTGGAACTTCCAATACGACTTATTACGCTATTCATAATCAAGGAACAGCAGAATGGGAAGTTGGTTTAGGAACTCTTTCGGGAGCAACTACTTTAGAAAGAACAACAGTTCTTGATAATTCCGACGGCAACACTTCTGCAATTACTCTTAGTGCTGGAACGAAAGATGTATTTTGTACATTACCTGCAGGTAAGGCAGTGTACTTAGATTCAACTGGAACACCAGTAGGAGCAGCAAGCGCAGGTTTTGCATTAGCAATGGCGGTTGCATTATAGGAAATAAATATGGCACAAGATTTTAGAAACGATATACAAAGAAACGTAGGAACAGTAGCCCAACTATTATTGGATGCAGGAAACTATGATGCCGTAATAGGAATTAGATGTTGTAATGTACACGCATCTTCAACTATTGCTTTGGATGTTTATATTGTAAACGGCGGAAATAATTATTACATCGCTAAAGATGTGAGCGTTCCACCAAATTCTGCAATTGAACTCATTCAAGGTGGCGCTAAAATTGTTCTTAAAAGTGGAGACGATTTGTATGCAGTCAGTGATGTTGCATCTTCCGTTGATATTGTTACTTCGTATATTGATACAATTAGTTCTTAAGGAGAATTATGACGGCAATAATAAATGGAATCCAGTATATTGGAGGCGCAACAGGCGCTAACGATTTTATAAACAATCAAGCGTCCACCTTGAATGTCACTCAAACAATTGAGAGCGGTGTTTTAGCCGGTCCAATTTCTATTCCGGCAACAGTAACGGTAACAGGAACATTGGTAATAGTTTAATGAGTAGAGTAGAAGTAGATAAAATTCAACAACAATGCGGATCAACTTTAACAGTTGGTGGTGGAGCAAGTAAAACTGTAACCGTAGATGCAACGACAGTAACTGTAGGTCGTTGCGGTGGAACAGTTACACTAGCTTCAGGAGCAACTCAATCGGGTTTTGGTAGAACAGGAACTGTTGATTGGAATACCACAAAAATTACAGCTGATCCAGGTAACGCTGTTTCAGGTACAGGTTATTTTTGTGATACTTCAGGAGGAGCGTTTACAGTAACTCTTCCAACGTCCCCTAGTGCCGGAGATATTGTAGCAGTTGCAGATTACACAAGAACGTTTGGTACAAATAAATTAACAATAGGTAGAAGTAGCAAACCCATAGGTGGAATTGCAGTAGACGCCGAATTAACTGTGGACGGACAATCTGCCACTTTTGTTTTTGTAGATGACACAGAAGGTTGGATAAATATTAATGAAACTCAAACATCAGTTACTGGAGTTTCTCCTTATATAACAGCAACAGGTGGAACAATAACCACTTCAGGAAATGACAGAATTCATACTTTTACAGGTCCTGGAGATTTTGAAGTTACTAAAGCAGCAACTTCTGCACCAGATAATGTAGTCTCTTATATAGTAGTAGCAGGTGGAGGTGGAGGTGGTAATAAAGGAGTCTGTACAGGTGAAACTGGTGGAGGAGGAGGAGCAGGTGGTTTTAGAGAATATGAATCTCCCGTAACACCTTATACTTCAAGTCCTTTAGATGGTAATCCAGGGGGAACAGCAATTACAGTTTCAGCAACATCTTATCCAATTACAATTGGTGGAGGAGGACCAGGTGCCCCCGCTTCAAATGCACCGGGTGTGGTTTCTTCTGCTAGAAATGGTTCAAATTCAGTTTTTTCAACAGTAACATCAACAGGTGGTGGCGGAGGTGGTAGTAGAGCAGGTGGACCTCCAGCACCTGGTATTTCTGGAGGTGCTCCTGGTGGATCAGGTGGTGGGGGAACCTATGCTGGACCAGATAATACAGGTCTGCCTGGAGGATCAGGAAACACACCTTCTACAACTCCAGCACAAGGTAAAGATGGTGGACAAGGGCCTGAACCTGGAGGTGGAGGATCAGGTGGTGGTGGCGGTGGAGCTACAGTAGTTGGAGTACGAGCGCAAGGACCAGGTGGTGGCACTAATGGTATAGGTGGGGCCGGCGGTGCAGGAGCTACAACAAGTATTAACGCAACACCAACAGCTTACGCTGGTGGTGGTGGCGGCGGTGGAAACAAACCAGATTATCCATCAACAGGAGGACCAGGAGCAGGTGGAGCTGGTGGTGGTGGAGCAGGTGGAGATAGATGTAGTCCTACAACCGCAGTATCTGGAACAACAAACAGTGGCGGTGGTGGAGGAGGTGGTAGTGGTGGTTATGCTGCTGGGTCAGGTGGTTCAGGAGTAGTAATAATAAGGTATAAATATCAATAAGGTATGGTAATATAGAATTATGGCATCAACAATAAAAGTAGACAACGTACAAAATCAACCAGGAAATAATTTAATCAATAGATGTAGTGCAACTACAACTATTGGGTCTGGAGCAGGCAATACAATTAATGTAGATGGTGCAACCATTACAATTGGAAGATGTGGTGGAACTGTTTCTCTTGCATCAGGTGCAACACAATCAGGGTTTGGAAGAGCAGGCTCTGTTAATTGGCAAACAGGTTCAATTAAAACAACAGGATTTACAGGAACTAGTGGAGAAGGGTATTTTTGTAATACGAGCGGGGGTGGATTTACAGCAACCTTACCAGCCTCACCAAGCGCAGGAGATATTTTAGCTTTTACAGATTATACAAGAAGTTTTGGATCACAAAATTTAACTATAGGAAGAAACTCTAAACCAATAGGTGGTGTGGCTCAAGATGCAGTATTAAGTGTGGATGGTCAATCAGCAACTTTTGTTTTTGTAGACGATACAGAAGGTTGGATTAATGTTCAAGAAACTGAAACTTCGCAAACAGGACTTGTGCCAGCATATATTACAGCAACAGGTGGAAGTATTACAACTGTTTGCACAAATTACAAAGTACACACATTCACAGGACCGGGAACATTTGAAGTTACTTGTGCAGGAAATGCGGCAGGATCTAATTCAGTAGATTATTTAGTACTCGCTGGTGGTGGATCAGGAGGATCAAGTGCTAATGGAGCTAATTACAGAGGTGGTGGAGGCGGTGGAGCAGGAGGATATAGAGAATCTCCAGGAACTGCTTCTGGTTGTTATACAGCTTCTCCTTTAGGAGCGGCACCGGCGACAGCTGTAACAGTAACAGCACAAGCTTATCCAGTTACAGTTGGAGGAGGTG